AATCTGATCGCCGTACCGCTTGTTCCGGTTTGGCCGCCCGTTCCTGAAGAAGCATAGTATCTTGCCCATCCGGCAACTCCGTCCGCAAGCACAACACCCTGCCACGCAACCCCACCAATCGGAAGAACCCCCGTACCGGCTGTCCCAAACTTGCACCCGTCATCAACACCCGCTCCGCACGTGGAACTGATCCGTACCAGTTTCGTGCCGGTTTCCACGTAATCCGGATGTGTCGGCTGTGATCCGGTGTAAATATCCAACCACCCGTTGTCCATAAGCTCCTTAAATCCCCAAGTCCCAAGAAGCCCCGTCCTTAACCCTGTCGAAAGTCTGAATGCCATTTTCCCGTCCTCCTAATACATTGAATTGATGTAGTGTCTCTGATTGTTTATCTCCCTGATATACGCCGCCCCTCTCCTCCTTATTCCCGCAGTACCGGCTGTGCCATAATCATACCTTGATTCAGTAAGGCTTATGACCTTCCCCTTGCTATCACCCAAGCAGATGCCATCCCTTGATGTCCATATGGCAACCACGCCCTGCATTCCCTCTTCGCTGACATACTGTCCGGAAACATTCACATCAGTATTCGGCAATGCTTGAGAAGGATACGCTTCCGACAATTCAAAATCTTCGTTTGACGGGCCGGACATGAACCATATGCGATCATCGGAAATGTAGATTCCATCGCTTACCGGCCTTACCATCGTTATCCGGTTATTGAATCTGCGGTATCCCTTCCTTATATCGTAATAATCGCACAGCGGATCAGAGATATACAACGTCTCATCTCTTGCCACGAACAAACTTGAATTGTAAACAGCAAGCAACTGACCGGCAGGGATGTCTTTCTTGAACGCCATACTCGGATCGACAACCCCGTTGTCCGTTGAATTCCTTACGAACCCGATCTCAAATTCATTCGAGTAGTAGATTTTATCGTTAAAATCCGCATATGACATTCTCGCATTCGGTGTCAGGCCGGTTCTCAATGTAATTGACGAATAGCTTGAATTCAGTTGCATCAACGAAGTCCCATCCACATATAAGCAGACCTCATTGTTCGACCACATGGAGTGTATATGCGATCCAGAAGCAACCCTTGTGTATCCAGACCTCGACTTCAACTGATGCGAATCATCGATCTCAACATTGTCCGCTTGCCATAACGGGACAAGATATATCCCTTTATGGTAAATTGGTTGCGGGATCAGCCTGTGCTTGTCCCGTACATTGTCAAGACCGGAAAACCGATCCAAACTTTGCTCGAATTGACCTTGCATTTTCCTTACCTATTAATTAAGGTTCGGCTTTCTTTTTTCCTCTTCCGGAGGGGGAGGAGCAGGCGGCGGTGCCTTCTTCTTCTCCTCAACCTCTTTTGCGACTTTTGCCTGCAAATAAAGCTTCGTCAACGGCCCCATGGTTTCCGTTTCCACTTCCGGTTTTCCAAGCCCAAATCCCTTTGCCATTTTTCAATCCTCCTTATTTTCTCTTCTTCCCCAACCCGTATCCCTTCCGCTTGCGGTTAGGCAGATTTTTTTCCGATGTTGCCGCAAAGTCATGCAACTGGTCTTTTGACATTGACAGCACCCCACTGTTCTTCCCCGAGATCATTTCCGGATGGTGTTCTGCTATCGCCATCAACCTCCGCTGTTTTTTGGATTTCGCTGGCATGCCCGTAATCCTTTCTCAACCGATTTATTGCTTCAACAACCATTTCTTCCGTTATCGCTCTTGTGCATTCATAATTCTTGTTCCGTGGACACCACTCCCACCCCCGATTGATTGGAAGGGACGGATCGTTGAAACACCCCGGCCGGCAGACATCGCTCGAAACCCTGTACGGATTCGGGAAATCGTTCCACGGTTCACTCACTCCCGTAATCATCACCGCAGGGACACCAAGCGAATAAGCAATCCATGCGGGGCCATGGTTCAAGCCAAGATAAAATTCACATCCGGCAATATCTGCAATTGTATGCTCAATTGGCTGTCCGTTATGTTGAACCACGTTTTTAAGCAAAGTACCTTCAGGGCTTATAGAAATGCAATCGTATCCAAGATCAACAAGGTAATCGATAATATTCTGCCACGCCCCATCACGGTTCCAGAATTTGTTCTGCATGGTCGAGTATTCCGAAAAGCAAACGTATGGCTTTTTCGGTTTTCCGTTTCCTTCCCGGTGCGGGGTAAATTTAAGTTTTGCCTTTATCGGCTTATAATCGATCCCAAGAATATCCGCAGACACTTTTTGTAGGATCGTTGTCCTCCAATTTTCCACGTTCAATTCCAACTGATTGTCAAAACATCCCACATTAAAACTTGCGTAAATGTTTTCCACCCCAGAACCCGGCTTCACGTATTCAATTTCAGGGTAATCCAGAATGTCAATCCACCAACTCGAACAGATCAAGTGGCAATCCCACTTTTTACGGAATTCTTCTACATAGGGCATCCACGCCAAAGTGTCACCCAAAGCCTTTGACCCCATGCACACAAGAACCCTTTTCCCTCTGGGATCAAAGGAATGCTCAAATTTGACTTCCCCGTTCAGCTTCGCCTTGACAGTCCACGGCTGATAATATTTTATATTCGGACGGCTCCACATTCCCGCTTTCTGCTTCAACGTGTACAAAAGCGGATTGGTTGGAGTTGACCACTCCACATCGTATTCGTTTACACTTCCCCCGACAATCTGAAGGAACGGCCCTTCCACGAAATGGCAAATGAAATCATCATCAGCCCAGACCGTCCTATCCACGTTGTCCCACCTGTTTGTTGTTTCAATCTGCACCCAATCCACAATATTATCAAAATCAGGCATTGTATCTTTGAAGTGCCGGTAAAGCCACCGTTCCGCAACAAACTTCTCATTCGGATACATATCGGCATACTGCTTCCATGATTTCAGCCTTGGAATCAGCTTGTCGTATAGCTCCGTCTTACCGGCCATGATACCGCCGCCAACCCCGTTTTTTATTCCCTCATACGGAATGCAGATAAGGTCTTTTTTTGAGGACGAAACAAGGGATAACCACGTTTCCATATCGACCTCAATGTCTGCCCCCATCTGGTATACCCACTCGAACCTTCCTCGGCAGAAATCGATGGCATTCCGGAAGTTGTTTATTGCGGCGACACCCTGATATTCGACATTGGCTCGTTTTGTTTCCCTTGTTCCGTCCGGTCTGATTCGCCAATAATAAGGCTTGTCATCGCCCGACATGATATCTTCACGGTCATAAATGTAATATTCTGCCTTTTTAATCACCTCATCCGGCAGGGCATAATGTGACGTTATAATCACCGGGAATCCGTAACTATGGATTTGCTCAACCGTTTCAACAAGCGTTTGCATCTTTTCTTTTGAACTGGGCCAGCAATCCACCACAAACACTCCCTCTTTCTTGTTTGCGATCTTGTATTCCTGTGGCTTGTACCGCTTTGACAGGGCTTCAAGTATCACCATGGCCTTGTCTGCGGCCTTGTCCCATGAGAAGTCCCGCCTTATCCGTTCAGATGATGCAAGGGCTCTTTTCTTGTAGCCGTAATAATCATTGTAAACCGCCCTCATTTGCTCCACCAAATGATCGAAATCAGGCTCTCCCCAGTACCCCGGCACATCCCAGTTCCCGTAAATCCCATAGGGCTTAATCAGTTTAGGCACACGTACTTTAATCGCATCAGTAGCGTACTCGGTGGAACCTCCAAAATCTGCCACGATGGTCGGTACTCCACACGCCATTGCCTCGATGATCGGCAAACCCCATCCCTCGGAACGTGAACAGCTAACAAAGCACCCCGCCCTCTGTAACCTCCTGATATAGTCCGCTCTTTCCTCGAAATGCACAACGATGATTCTTTTGTCTTTGATGCCACAGGCTTCCAACCTTTCTTCCGTGGATTTGTACTGATCCGATGGAAACAGCGTATCCACAGACAATTCCAACCGCACGCTGTCGTTGTCTGGAAACGCTTTCAAAAAAGACTGTATGACTTCCAAAGTGGATTTTCTCGGTTGCCATTGCCCCACATGGACAAATGTAAATATTTCCCCGATTTCAACATCTACTGGCTTGTAAACATCTGGATCAACGCCTTCCGGAACTACTTTCACAAACTCTTCCGGTATTCCCTGTGCAATTGAACAAGACCTCTGCCATTCAGAAGGAACCCAAAGCTGATCATAATTTTTCAGCTTCTCCATGAAAGCCATCGGATATTCCGTTGACTCCCAGACGTTGTAAAGGATGGACGGAGACGGGTGCACTGCCGTGACATGGGAGGCAGATACCACATCAAGGAGGGATACGGTAGCAACACCCTCTCCGTCCTTAAACTTTCCAAGACGATCCAACAGTTTCGGGAAAAACCTCGAACCGTGAATCCCGTACCCAGTTCTTTCGTTAAATGTCGCTACTACCTTAATCTCTTTAAACATGAATCCTCCTATCCCTCGTAGGGTATCCCTCTTGTAAGTGGCTTCGGGGGAGGGCCGGTGAGGGAGTCCGGCTTTCGGTTATAAGCCTATCCCCCGAAGCATAACCTATTCTGGTACCACTCTTGCCAAGGTTCTGTATCCTGATTGCGTTTTTACCCAATCGTTAATTTCTTCCGGCCTCGGGTGCGGTTCACTATCCAAAAACTTCGCACATTCAGGATCAACCAAAGCAATATGCTTGATTGTTTCGGAGCAGTAATCCAGTTTCTTGTTCTGGAGACTTGGAACCCCGATAGCCTGTCCGATAACCCCAAGGATGTCATACCTCGTTTTCCACGGCCCTTCTTTCATGCGGTTTTCAACCGATTGGAGTATCACCTTCCTCTGGACATCCGTCCAATTTTCGTTCCAAACGATTTTAATGGCGTGTTTAGAAAAATGCTCCACCGGGAATTTCTTGTACCACCACCATTGGCTTGCAAATTCATGCGGACTTGTAAGCATCATGAAATGGTTATAATACTCGTTTGTCCGCAACGATATAAGCATCCCGAAAAGAGAAGTGAACCCATTGCAAAAACATATTGCCGGTAACTTCTCCTGTGGAATGTTGTGGACTTCCTTTATCGTGATAATGTCTTCACTCACAGCCTTGCCGACTTTCACAGTCACCATGCAATTCCCTCCATATTGCTTCCATATCTTTTAACGGCGGTTTCCACTGGTTTATTCTCCTCATCCTCATCCATTCTGCCCCCTCGCTCATGGTTTTAAGTTTTGAGAACTCATCATAAAATTCTTTTTCCAGTTTTTTGTTTCTGCACTTTGCCTGTCTTTCCCTATCCGATTTCCTTCTTTCCTCTAACGACTTCACCTTAACATCACCCCCGTTGGCTTCGGGGGAATGCAACGTCCAGTCAGTACATTCAACCTGAAATTCGGAGCACAACATTTCCCGTCCGCTCTTTGCGTACAGCAAAATTCATTATCAGTAGCAAGTGTGAAACCATCTGGACAGCATTCATACTGATTTACGGTGTGCCATCCCGCCAGACAACAGGCATCTGTCTCATTCATGACATAACACGTTCCATCAGACTTGAGGAACGCCCCTTTTGGAATGCAGTTTGTGTTATCTGGAGATGGGATATAACCCTCTGGGCAACAAAACTTATCTTCTGCACTGGTAATGAATGAACCATCAGGACAACAGGCATCGCAAGAAACCGACTCTTGTGCCGTTGTGCCGGGAGGGCATGGGGGCTTGTGACTGCAATCCAATGCGTATGCCTGTGCCGCCATCATCACAATGGCAAGTATGTGAAATACTCTACGCATACTATCTGACCTCGAATCGTGTCCCAACAGGCGGCCCCGGTACGATCCGTTTTAAAACGAAAGGGACGGAGGCACCGCAATCCCCCCATAAATTACAAGCCGCAATTGTTACTTCGGTTGTTCCTATCGGAGCACTCCGCACGTTATAAAGCAACGATCCATCTTGCTGTGCCGCAACCGTCTGATCCGTCAACCCGCCAAGAGTATATCCGATAACTCCCTCTTGAGGGTCTGTTACAATGTATGGATCAGCGGCAAAAACTGTACTTGCCAACAATACCAAAATCACTACGATAATCTTTTTCATACCATCCTCCTATGGCTCCATTCCCGTCTGCAGTTCGCTTACGGGCAGTTTGTTTACGGCTTCCTGAAAAGCCTTTTTCTGATCTTCTGTAAGGTTCTCGTAATGCTTCATCTTAATCGCAACTGTCAGCAGAATCCTTGCAATCAATGGGTTCATGGTCTTATAATCACTCGGGGATGTCATCGAACCTCTTTTTCAGAGCCGCGATTTGCTCTGGTGTGAGAGCGTGGTAGTTGTCCAACGCCTTGTCAATGAGCTTGTAAACACTGTTCGACCCAAGCAGACTAAACAGCAGTTTGAAGAATGTTGCCATCACTTCACCTCCGCTCCACCCTTGCCGTCCTTGAACACCATCCCGATGACGCCGATGATGGCAAGGCCGACGGCGATAATCTTCTCTCCCAACTCGGGGCTGATGGACAAGCCCGCCGCCGTTAGAAATGCGATGATGCCACGCCAAGTCGATGCTTCCTTAAGTCTGTCGATGATATACGCTACCATGTTATCCTCCTTATTTGGTTGGTTGTACTATGATAGGCTCCGGCTGCGGCACAATATGCACGCTCGGCTCCATGATGACCGGGTTGACAACTGTGGGTGTACTTGTCGCATCGCTGATCCCCGTCGCTGGCCCTCCTGTTGCGCTTGTATTGCCTACTACCCGGAACTGCCCCGTTGCCCCTGCCCCTACCTCGTTGTGATAGTTGTAGGTCGTGCCGTTATTCATCTGACCGAACTCATGGGCCAGCACTCCTACCCCTACCCACGGTGCAATGATGCCCGTTGCCGCCGTGAGAAAACGCCAGGCGGGTTCGGAATAGTCCCGTTGCTGGTACTGGACGATGCTCTTGTCCGCCACCTGCTGATAGACTTCGATTGCCCCTACGTTGTCCATCATCATTGCCTTGGTTGGATCACTTGGCACAATCCTTACCAATGGTTTAGCGGCCTGGTTCTTCTGAATAGAGGCGATCGCTTCGTAGTACGCAATCTCGGCCTGAATCTGCAACGCCGAGGGACCGCACCCAATCAGCGTCGCAAGGAGCAGCGTTACGCATCCGATGGTCAGTAGTCGTTTCATCATGTCCGCATATCCTCCTAATAAAATGGATGATAGGTGTGGTTCGAGAACAACCCCAATCCAACCATCACCAATCCCAACACCATACAAAGCATTGCCAAAAACAACAAAACATCGTACCATTTCATAATTGCCACCACACCGGCTCAACCCATTTATTCTTTCCCAACAGATGGCCTTCCCCTACGTCTCTTTTTTCCAATAGTGCCGTAAGCTTTTCCTTGTCCTTTGTTAAAATATCGTTTTGTTGCTGAAGATATTTAATCATATCTTTGTCATTTTTAATTTCCGATGGGTTCATATCAATCTCCTTTCCCTCATAGCATTTCCCTACCCACACTCTTCCAAATTTGTCGATACAGCACCCCGCAACGCAGAACACCACAAAAAGAACGCAAACCAGAATCTTCATTCACCCCTCCGTTCCCGTTTTCTGCGTTCCTCTTTCCTACGCTCAATTGTTCCAACCTTGCAATAATCTGCTTTTACAAAGCAATGATCGCACATCCTCGCCTCAAAAATTGCTTCGCACCTTTCCCTTCTTACTTGTTCCATCCGTAACATCATGCTTTCCCTCCGTAAGTGATGCTAAAATGATTAATAAATAATCTTGACAATTTCTCATTTACTATGATAGTCATCAATTATGCCACCAAAACCATACGCCCATGATGGAATTTTGAAACTCTGCTGTGAGTGCAAAGAGCGGAAGCCTCTTTCAGAATTCTATTCCACAAAAAGAAATAACGGAATTTGGTACGCAGGGAAGTGCAAGCCTTGCTACCTTTCACATTACAAAAATTACCGAAAAAGCGATCATGGGAAGAATGTTTATCATAATTGGGTAAATTCGGATTCCGGAAAAAAGGCCGTTGAAAAACGAATGTCCAAATGGCGATCATCCCATCCGGAAAAACGCAAAGCCCATTCTTGCGTTTCCAATGCCATTCGTGACAATCGGCTAACAAAAAAGTCGTGCCGGATATGCGGTTCTGTAAATTCTGAAGCCCATCATCTTTCATATGATGATCCCTTTAACGTAGATTGGCTTTGCAAACCTTGCCACGTGTCCCTTCATTACCCTCAAGAGCGGCCTTGATAATGGATGCTGAAGTGGCACCCGTCAGGCTTTGAAAAATCCCCGCCCCACCTGTTATCGACATCAAGGCTTTTCCAGTACGCTCCCATTTCAGCATAAGCCTCAGTATCCTCTTGGTATTTTCCACCCAAATATAAAGCGACATCATTGGCAAGGCCCAAATAATGAAGGCTGCCCCGCATGTGACGGAGAGGCTTCCCGTCTTTTGTTCGTTCAAATTGTTCATCAAAATCTCTCCCGTAAGCCACATCAACCCCCGGTTTCTGGTTGAAGTGTACTATTAAATCCGTTAAATGGCGAGTGAATCTCAGTCGTTTTTCAAGCAATTCCGTCATGCGTAAAACACCTTTTCTTCGATATGGTTTAACTTCTTTTCAAGAGTATCGTGTTTTTTGTCGATGTCAACATGTTTCTTTTCACAAGCCCTTATTCCCTGCTTTGCGTGCACCTCATCTTTTATTTCATCAAGCTTTTTACATATTCCCGCAGTTCTTTCTTTTGCGCCCTCTTGCCATTGAAGGATCGTCTTTTCCATGTTGGCTTGCCACGTTTCCAAGGACTTCTTTTTTTCAATTTCAAGCTCTGAATCCACCTTGGCTTTTGCTTCAATTTTCAGCTTGATGTAATGGCCCAAAATATACAATCCGAGTGGCATCCCAAAACCAGTTACAAACAAGTTCCACGTTATAATTGGCTCTTTTATTTCTTGTGCCGCTTGCTGTGCGGCCTGTGCTATTTGAACAAACATTTCATCACCCTATCCATGTATATGATCCACCGACAACGATGGTTGTGCCACCTGTGCCAGAAGTCCCTGCCGTTGTCGCACCTCCACCCAAATTCCAATTCAACGCTTGCGATATCCTTGTCGATATTGGCGGTATAGCCTGTGTAGCGAATCCAATAATCGGAGTTTTATAAGCCACCAACCGCAACACTTCCGCAAACGCAGTTGAACACAATCCGCTCTCTATCCCTTCCACATCGTAATAGTTAAACGCCATTATTCCCTCTATGATGGAACAGTCGTGTAAGTTATCCTAATTAAAGAATAGTTTTGGCCAATCGTATATGTTGGCGTAGCCCTCCACAAAATATCATGTATCACATAAATTGTTGTTCCATCCGGAACCACATTCCAATCAGAAACTAATGTTAGAGTATCTTTCGTATTTGAAGCAATTTTCTTCGACATCCCATACGTCCCGCCTGTGTATGCGTACGTACCCGACATAATTGTAACAAATTTACCTGCATGTTCGTTTACTGTCCACGACTTCCTTGAATCCTTTAAAGTGTTTGTGCCACCCTGAGTTGCCCTACCCACTTCAGGAGCACTCCCATCATTATTTTCTACATAAAATTCATACCCGAAATTGTAATTCCCATACATAAAGTTTGTTCCATAACAGCCAAGTATTATTCCGGGGCTTGAAGCAGAATTAGTTGCAACCACAAATGGAGCAAAATGGAACTTCTTTGTGAAGTGCATCATGTTTGTATACACGGTTGGGTTTGCAATCTGCCCCACTGCTAAATAACTGCTTCCGACAGTTGTTCCTGAGTCTCCATAAAATGATGTCTGAAACCACCGTTGAGCTACTGCACTACCAACACCAACAATCCCAAATGTCGACCCGGGAGAACCAAGCACCGCCCCCGTACCGTAGTTTCTTGCTAAAGACGCAACTTTTATCGTATTTGTATCGACAATTTCAGTAATTTGCAGTAAATCACATCCGGTAGTTCCTCCGACTATCTGCACGTATTTCCCAACTCCAAACCCAACAGACGACTCGACTGTTATCGTTCCCGCTGTTCCGGCAGTGCCTTCGGCGTTTGTCAATCTTGTGTCAAACCGTATTGGCAAATGCCCAAAAATGACACCATAACCTGAAGCAGATATTGAATAGCTTTCCGCATTTGAAGACATTAACACCAAATCCTTGTCTCCGGCAAGGATGAACCCGGGATAGGAACCCCCAAACACAGCAATTCTCGAATACGCTTGGGTGTTATAGGCCCACATCTTCCTTGTTCCCGTATGAGTTGCCAAATTCCAATACTGATACGCCGTAAATTCTATATATGTGGATGTCCCTGCATCGATATGAATGTAACCATATGGCTCTTTCCCAGACTCGCCATTTGAGCGATATACTATCGTATCAGCATCAATTACATCGTATTCCTCCCACCCAATCTCACCCATGAAAGGCTGAATTGCGGCCCAGAAAGCCGCCCTGTCTGCGGCCCTGAATTCATATGCTTTATACGACATATCTCCCCCTATGTAAGAACCGGTGCAGTAGTATCAGTTACTCGCAACTGCAAATAATTATACAAAGAATATATTTGTGCTCTAAACAATTGATCGCAGATTTGGTACCTTGATGTTCCAAATGTTGTCCCCCATGTTCCATCTATTGACAGTGACGTTGCATCGTTTCCCGTTATTTTTGCACATTGACCAATGTTTGTTCCCGCTGTAATAAGCACCATTCTATTTAGGTGTTGATCCGCAGACCACGTTCTGCCTGTTTCAATCAATGTGTTTGCGCTTGATGTGGATGCGGTTGCGGAAGTGCCATATTCTCCTGAAGTGTTATAGATGCAAGCGTCCCAAGTTTGTGACACATTCCGAGCATATAGAAAGTATTTTAACAAAAACCCAACCATACAACCAGTTGTACCGGCTGAATCAGAAACAAAATATAACGGCCCCGGTGCCCCTTTTTTCGAAAAATGATGCTGAACCGTTGCCACAGCAGGATTCACTAATGGATAAATATTGTAATATTGCTACTGAACAGCAGTTCCCAAATCTGATATATGTGTTGTCGGATA